TGGTGGTACAGACTTCACACGCGCTGTGCGTACCATACCTACAGATCGTGTTGTGCTTGTTTTTGATAATCAACCGCGTAATCCACAGGTCGTAAAGAAAGTTGAATCATTTGTCGCTGGTGGGTACGGGGTTGTCATCTGGCCAGATCACTGGAAATATAAAGATATAAATGAAGCAATTATTGATGGTTTGTCACCAGAAGCAATTCACTCTATAATAAATACAGCTACGCACACGGGCTTGGCACTCAAGCTTGCGATACGTTCCTGGAAAAAGTGTTGAAATAGCCGAGAGCAATTCTCGGAACGATGCCGTTTGTTCAAAAAGAAAATTGGAGAATTATATGTCTAACTCGTTACCTTCCCTCTATCAACAATTCATTCATCTATCAAGATATTCGAGGTTCATGTGGGATGAGGGGCGACGAGAAAGTTGGAGTGAAACGATCAGCCGATTCTTTGATTTCTTTGAGAGTCATCTAAAGAGTAACCATAGTTATGATACTGCTCAGATTAGAGCCGAACTTGAAGACGCTGTTTTGTCTCTCAAGGTCATGCCATCTATGCGTTGCATTATGACTGCTGGTGAAGCTTTGAAGCGCGAGAATATTGCAGCTTATAATTGCTCTTATGTTGCTGTGAATAGTCCTCGTTCATTTGATGAGATCCTTTATATTCTTATGAACGGTACTGGCGTTGGATTCTCTGTAGAGTCCAAAGATGTAGAACAACTCCCTGTTGTCTCGGAAGATTTCCATAACACAGATACCACAATCGTAGTTGCTGATTCAAAGCTTGGTTGGGCTAAGTCGCTCAAGGAGCTTATCGGTATGCTTTATGTTGGGCAGATTCCTCAGTGGGATGTGTCTAAGGTTCGTGCTGCTGGTACACCGTTGAAGACGTTCGGCGGGCGTGCATCTGGTCCTGAGCCACTTGAGGCACTATTCAAGTTCTGCGTTGAAACATTTAAGAAGGCTGCTGGGCGTCGTCTCAATACACTGGAAGCACATGATATCGTTTGTAAGATCGCTGATATCGTTGTTGTCGGTGGTGTGCGTCGTTCTGCTCTTATTAGTCTCTCTGACTTGTCTGATGATCGTATGCGTGTTGCGAAATCCGGTCAATGGTGGATGGATCAGTCTCAGCGCGCTCTAGCTAATAACTCTGCGGTCTATAAAGAAAAGCCTGATATGGGTCTATTCATGGAAGAGTGGAAGTCACTCTATGAATCCAAGTCTGGTGAGCGCGGCATCTTCAATCGTGCGAGCGCGAAGGCCACTGTAGTTAAGCATGGGCGTCGTAATCCTGATTTTGATTTTGGTACCAACCCTTGCTCTGAGATTATTCTGCGCGACAAGGAATTCTGCAATCTATCCGAAGTTGTCGTGCGTGATACAGACACGATGGAAACTCTCAAGGAGAAAGTTTACTGGGCCACCATTCTTGGTACATGGCAGTCAACACTAACTGGATTTAAATATCTATCATCATCTTGGAAACGCAACTGCGAAGAAGAGCGTTTGCTTGGTGTGTCAATGACAGGAATCATGGACAATGACCTCACAAATGGAAAACTCCCAGGACTTGAAGGACGCTTGGAAGAACTTCGTGAAATTGCAGTCGCCACGAATGCAAAGTTTGCTAAGGAATTGGGCATTCCGCAATCTGCTGCTGTTACCTGTGTTAAGCCTTCTGGGACTGTTTCTCAGCTTACTGATGCTGCTTCCGGTATTCATGCTCGTCACAATCCTTATTATATCCGCACCGTTCGTGCTGATAAGAAAGATCCACTGGCTGCTCTCATGATTGATGCTGGTATTCCAGTTGAAGATTGTGCGATGCGTCCGAATAATGTGTATGTGTTCTCGTTCCCAATGAAAGCTCCTGAGAACGCTGTGTTCCGTACAGATATGACGGCCATTGAACAGCTTGAACTTTGGGTCACATATCAGGATCATTGGTGTGAACATAAGCCATCGGTTACCATCTCTGTCAAGGAACATGAATGGCTTGATGTTGGTGCGTGGGTCTATAAGCATTTTGATAAGATGTCAGGTGTTTCTTTCTTGCCTTTCTCTGACCATGTGTACAAGCAAGCACCATATCAGGATTGCACGAAGGAAGAATATGAAGCCTTTGCTGCGAAGATGCCTAAGAATATTAATTGGGCTCGTCTCGGTGAATATGAAAAGACAGATACTACAACAGGCGCACAAGAATTAGCCTGCGTTGCAGGAGGCTGTGAAATCTAATGCCAGATAGAGATATTAGATGCCCTTGCGGCGAATATGAATATACCGTTTCATATGAAAAGAATGGTAAGAAAGACGAACCATCGTTCTGCGCTTTTTGTGGCGCAGACGTAGAAGACGCGAAGATTGAAGAACTCGAAGAGGATGAGGACGAATAATGAAACAGTGGCTATATTATGGTTGGGTAACATTCAAACATTGGTTCCTCTTTACATCATGGACAATTTTCCATAGTAAAGAGGATCGTGCAGAACTGGTAAAGCTTTACAATGAAAGGCTTTTTCAGAAAAAGCAGATGGCAATATATGTTGCCCATCTTAGTAAAATGAAGAGTGATGATAATGCAGCTTTAAATTTATATGTTGGTGATTTGAAAGCTGATAGATTTGAAATCGTAGACGAGTACTGCAAAGCTAAAAAAGAGGAACAAAAGCCTAAGAGCGACTAACTATATAAGTCTATGACATATGAAAATGCGTGGACTTTTAATGGTAAGGAATTTGACAGTGAAGATATCGGGGATGCGTACGGCTTCGTTTACCTTATCACAACACCAGAGGGCCAGAAGTACATCGGTAGAAAGTACTTCTGGTCTATCAGAAAAGTTAAGGGTAAAACCCGTCGTCAGCGATCCGAATCTGACTGGAAAAAGTATTATGGCTCCAGTGATTTACTCAAAGCCAAAATCAAAGAATCTGACAGAAATCTCTTCCGACGAGAAATTATCTCTTTACATTCGACCAAAGGTCGTGTAAACTACGAAGAAGTAAAAGAGCAATTCATCAATGGCGTCCTTGAAAGTGACGACTATATTAATGACAACATCAATGGAAAGTGGCACCGTGGACCAGAACACATCACAAGTAAAAGTCGATTCTCTTCCCTCTCATCTGGGCGGGCATCTAAACAAGACCCACAATGATCGTGGCACCCTTCTCTATCTAATCGAGAAATATAAGATCAAATCATTTCTCGATGTTGGCTGTGGTCCTGGTGGCATGGTGCGTCTCGCGGGTATGCGCGATCTATATGCTCTTGGTATTGATGGCGATTGGGAAGTTCCTAAGGAAAAGGAAGCAAAGGTCCTCATTCACGATTTCACAACTGGTCCTGCTCCGCTAGATCGCGAGTTTGATCTTGGTTGGTCAGTTGAATTCCTTGAGCATGTTGACGAGGAATATCAGGACAACTATATGCAAGCATTCGCTCGGTGTAAGTATGTTATTTGCACCGCTGCTGGTCCTGGTGCACCTGGGCATCATCATGTGAACTGTCAACCGGCAGAATATTGGCACGATGTTTTTGATAAGTACGGCTTTGAATATGACCATGAGACCACATTGGACATTCGCATGAAGAAGTCTAATATGCAGAAGCCATTCATGCAACGCACTGGTATGTTTTTTGTAAGGAGAGCATAATGATTTCGCAATTTTGGAGCACTGATAAAAAGCTTTGTGCTGAAGTCCGTTTGTTTGAAGAACGCAGATTGGGACCCGATACGGCTGCGGCTGCTAACATGTATGCGGTAGATTTCAAACGCGATGGCGTGCTTGTCGAGACTCGGTACTTTCCCGGCAAGAGTGAAGCCTATGCTGAGAGTGCAGCACATAACTGGACGATTGGCGTTCTAAATCTTTAGGAGATAATATGCAAATTTTAACCACACACAGTTGCGATGATGACCAGCGTTGTGCTGACGTTCTAAAATATGAAGATGGTACATTTACAGTTCGGTTTCGTTTATACGAGACTGTAGTTAAGACACAAGATTTTTCAACCGATCAGCAAGAAGCTGAAGCTGCGGCTAAAGATTGGTCTATAGGCATTATCGTGCGTCCTGATAATTCTATGTAATAAAGGATTTGATTATGATTGAACCTATTCGTATTTTTGTAGGCACGTCTTCTAACAATGAAGATGCTGAGGCTGAGATGGTATTGGAATATACGCTAAAGAAGCACACCACGCATCCTATTCAAATCACATGGATGCGGCAGACGCATGACACCAATTCTCATTGGGGTGGATGGGAAACAGAAAACTGGTCTACCCCCTTCAGTGGTTTTCGTTGGGCAATTCCAGAGGCGTGTGGTTATCATGGACGAGCAATTTACATGGATGTGGATCAGCTTAATTTGCGTGATATCGCTGATCTATATGCAACGGATCTTAACGGGCGCCCTATGGCTGCTAGGCGCGGCGCTCGTTTTGGTGGTCATGAGTTTTGCGTCATTGTTATGGATTGTGGGGAGTTTAATGGTATTGTTACGCCTGTGGCGCGAATGAAGCCTAACCCATCTGCACACCATCGGTATATCAATATGTTCTCGGGCAATGCGGAATATGTAACCGATCTTGATCCTCGATGGAATTGTCACGATGGTGACGGATTAGAGGTTGACAATATCTGGCACTTGCACTATACTAAAATGAGTACACAACCTTGGAAGCCTGCGTGGTTTACTGGCAAAGCTGAGGAACATCCTCGGCAAGACCTTGTAAAGCTTTGGCATGATATGAGAGCCGAAGCAGTTCTCAATGGCTATGTGCCACAGCTTACCAATGAAACATACGGCGACTATAACATCATAGGAAGATAACATGGCTTTGCGTGAAGATATGGGAGGTGCAATGGAGATATTCAATCACATGTATTTCCTGAAGAAGGAAATTGCATATCTTGAGAGATTCGCTGAGGTAAATGGTCCGCATGATATGGGTCACATTCATACAACTATCGGCGTTCTCAGAACACGCTATCTTGAATGCAAAAAGTTTTCTGATGATTTTATGCAGGCTTCGCGGCATCTTCTTGATGGAATCACACTATGAAACTATTTGCATCATGCGACTCCAAGTACCTTCGCGTACACGCGCCCGCGCTCGTAGCGTCGGCTGCATATCATAACAACTCTATCCATATCAACGTGATTGCTCCTGGGCAAGATGACCGCGATATCCTTGATGATATGAGTTCTAAGTACCATAAGATATCAGAATGGCCTCATAGTGATTTCAGTTGGTCTATGAGTACCATGTATGCTTGCCCTAAAGATTCAGAAGAACTTCGTACGGTTTATGCCTGCGATAGATTCCTCACAGCAGGCCTTGTGATGGAAAATCATAAATGTGATTTGCTTATCATAGACACCGACTGTTTGGTCATGCAACATATTGAACCGATCCTTGATGACCAAGTTGGATTATTTCTCCGTAAGCCATTGCCTGGTACTCAGGGTTGGGAAAATGCTGGTAGTCGTGTAGCCGCTGGTGCGGTGTTCATTTCACAAGAGGCTGTACCATTCCTTGAGAAGGTTGAAGCGCGAATCAAGAAAGGCCCTCTCGCATGGTTCTTAGATCAGGTGGCTATCAATGAAGCTTATCAGGAAGATATTACTGACTATCGTTTTAGGTATTTCGACGCGCAATTTATGGACTGGGAGTTCGTGGAAGGAACTACGATCTGGACTGGTAAGGGACCGCGGAAGTATGAGAACGAAAAGTACCTTGCCAAGAAAGCTTTCTTCGAAAGGATGATGCGGTGAGATACTTCTGTTACCTGACAACAGGCGGTGAACGAGGCGAAACCTATGAAGTTGAAACAGTATCAGAGGAACAAATTCTTGATTGGGATTGGGTTGATTGGGTGCGCGAGGAACTTAAAAAAACAAACCCAAAAGAACTAACAAAAGAAAACTGTATCAATGATTTTGTCATTTTGAATAACGCATGGGAGAGTACGCCTTGAGAAAAGTAACAATCCTATTCCCTCGCTTGGATGTGACGTTCAAGGAAGGGCCTGTGCCTGAAGGTCGTGGTGAGATTCCACCGATTCGTATTCACTGGCAAAATTTTAAAGATAAGCTGTTGCAGCACCATATGCTGAAGGCTGGTGATAAGGTTTCATTTATTGAGAAACCACTGTGGCAGTTCACACCAGAGTTTGTGGAATCACTTGACGCCGATATCGTTTATGTGCCACATAAATCGACCGATACATTTCCTGTGAGTGGAAAAGAAGTGCGCTACTATATGCAAAGCGTATTCCCTTTCCAGTTCTATATTGACTCAAAGGGTTTTGCTGGCGGCGCATCACGCTATCCATTTGATTTCGATGCTGACCGCGAGATTCCTCACGGCAGTTTCTATGCTCAGATGCAGGTTCGTGCGCTCACGGGTGAGAGTAAGTTTGCACAGCCACCTATGGGTAAAATCACCGTCGAATCTGAGGGTCCATATGTTCTGTTTCCGTGTCAGATTCCACATGATGAAACAATCAAGTACCATTCCGACATCTCGGTGTTAGATTCATTGATGGCTACATGTGAGGCTACAAAGAAGCTAAATATGCCACTGGTGGTAAAAGGGCATCCTGTTAATCCGGGTAGCATGGCACCACTATATCACGCGGTTAAGCAATACGATCATGTCCATTGGGTCGATGATGTGTCCATTCACGATTTGATTCCCAACGCACATGCGGTTGTCGTCGTCAATTCTGGTACTGGTATGGAAGCAATGCTTCATAAGCGACCAGTGATTACCTTTGGTAGATGTGAGTATGATTGCGTGAGTAACAAAGCTACGGCGGATAATATCGTTGACGTTCTCAGGTCTCCTGTGTTCAACGAGAAAGAAGTACGAGCGTTCTTTGAATCGTGGTACGAATGGACCTACGATACACGAAACAGTAAATCTTTTGAGAATCTATAAGGAGAACGGATATGTCATATTGGGGATATCACCTCATGCTGGATTGCGCTGAATTGGATCACGATGCAATCACAGACTACAATAGAATTTACGCATTTGTAAAGCGTCTCGTTGGCGATATTGATATGGTCGCTTACGGCGAGCCACAGATCGTAAACTTCGGTTCTGGTAACAAGGCTGGCTATACATTGGTCCAACTAATTGAAACATCCAACATCTGCGCTCATTTCGTACCTGACGATGGTATGGGCGGTAATGCAATGTACCTCGATGTTTTCTCATGCAAGGCCTATGACGATGAGGTTGTCATTGACCTTGTGCGCCAGTATTTTGGTGCAAGATATGTGCGACCAAACTATCTCACAAGACAGGCGTAATTGTCTTGACAACGATCAAAGATTTATATATAATGTATAGAGATTGCGGGCGTAACTCAGTGGTAGAGTGTCAGCCTTCCAAGCTGTTCGTCGCAGGTTCGAACCCTGTCGCCCGCTCCAAGTTTCGCGACTATTGGGAAACCATAGTCGCGATTGCTATCTGTAACTGGATGGCATTGAGTGTAGGAATCTTCCTACTTTTATATAATGTCTTTTTAGACTAAGGAGTAAATATGAAAAACACAATCACTACCATCTTCGCACTTGCACTAAGCACTTCCGCTTATGCAACTGACGTACCAAGCGGCAAGGTCGCTCCCAAGGCTCCCGTACCCGTCTTCGTAAGCGCCGACAATTATATCGGTGTTAATGTCGGAGCGAATGTCACTGATGGCGTCAACAAACAAGCTCCTACAGCTTTCGGCGTTATTGCAGGTCGTAAGGTTCTAGGTTTTGGTCCTATGGGTTTCACAGCAGAAGCCGCATATGATTACACCAAGGGCAATACTAACATGGTTTCAGGCAATGCGCTTGTATCATATGCGTTTGGTCCTTTCTCTCCATATGCCCTCGGCGGTGTTGGTTATCGCTTTGTCGATACCAAGCGCGTTGGTGGGCCTAAGGATGAAGCGGTTTGGGCAGCTGGCGGTGGCATCAAGTTTGCTATCACGTCCGCAATCGAGCTTGATGCTCGGTATCGCCGCGTAGAAAATTTTGACTACAAGGGCAAGGAAGATCGTATGTCTCTTGGAGTTAATTACAAGTTCTAAGTGACAACATTTTCACCAGATAAATTTGGCTTTTATAAAGTTGAATCGTATCACACGTTCAGCAAGCTTGAGGCGTTTGAGCTTGCTGAACGTCTAAAATCAACCGCGTCATGGAATTTTAATGATGCGGTTTTTCAATCTATAAATTGGAAGGTTGAACCCGATAAAGATTTGTGGAGTATGTACAAAGAGCGGGCACGTCAAATTCGTGATGCGTATGATTATGTCGTTCTTTGGTATAGTGGCGGTTCAGATAGTCACAATATGCTTTTAGCCTGGATTGATGCTGGATGCAAAATTGACGAGATAGCGACCACATGGAATTACGAAGCGACAGGCGATTATTATAATCACTATAATGCAGAAATTACCAATGTGGTATTGCCAGATGTCAAGAAGCTAAAAGAATCGGGTTTGGAATTCAAATTCCGCATCATAGATATTTCCCAACATTGTCTCGAAATATTTGATAATTGGACAACCAATTTCGAATACAACGTCAATTTTCATATGAGCGTCAATAACCCAGCTCGTAATATGTTCCGCGAGACGATACCAGAATATAAAGATATGATTGTTGCTGGTAAAAAAGTTGCGTTCGTTTGGGGTAAAGAGAAACCGCAGCTTCGATTGTCAGAAGATAATAAACTTTTTTTTGCGTTCAATGATAACATCGACAACTGTATTGGTCCACATGTTCAGAGAAAATATCATCAGGGATGGTATGACGAGCTATTCTATTGGACACCAGATTATCCTTTAATCCCAGTCAAACAGGCTCATGTGATAAAAACTGTTTGTGATATGGGTTTGAATAGAAAGATGTTTGAGCCGTTGAGGGTAAACAAACTTCATGCATATCAGACAAATGGTATATCACGAAAATTAAATATGCACCTTACAGATTCTGCGATAAAAACCATATTGTACCCAAAATGGTCAAACGACATTTTCTGTAATGGGAAAGCGGGATCATTCATATATTCACTTCGCGACGAATGGTTTTTAAAATCAAATCTGGAACTTTCTAGTCGGTATAAACAAATTGTAAAATCATACCGAAGCAAGTTAGGATTTGAAGATAACACTAAAAGTATTCATCCACATTATAGTCCGAGGTATTTTTTAGAATGAACAAATTTTATGAGACGCACACGCGCACGATAGCAAAGACATTAACAGTCAGGATTCTATTCACTCTAAGCCATCTCTTGAATGGATTTATTGTCACTGGTAGTTTTATTATCGGAGCGCAAATTGCAGGCGTAGCAGCCATCATCAATATGGCTTTATTTTGGATTCATGACCGTGCGTGGGAATTTGCCGCATTCAATAGGAAACCTGGTGACACCAAGTTGTTTGTTGACGGGCATCCACGAACCATTAGCAAGAGCATAACGTGGCGGGCACTAATCACAATTAATAATTTTATGATTCCATTCATAATGACAGGTTCTTGGCAATCGGCTGTAGCGTTTTTAGGAATAGCTACCATATTAAATATTATTGTTTATTATGTTCATGAGCGAGTATGGAACAATGTTGTTTGGGGAAAGAAAGAAAAAGATGTCGTTCAGCAATAAGACATTCTGCACCATGCCTTGGTCATCTATAATGATTTTGCCATCAGGCGATTTTAAGATTTGTTGTTTCACAGGGCATAAGACACCAGATGGTGGGGATAGTCATGGCGTTGCAATTGATGTCGCCGGCAATACCATGAATGTTCTAACACATTCAATCAAAGATGCTATGAATAGCAAGTGGCATAAAGAATTGCGAGTAGCGCAGT